TCGCCGGCAGCAAACGCGCCTGCTATGTGCCGCCAGATCCGCCACGTGTTGTCATGCTTGAACTGACCCTGACGGACCGGATGATGCCGCACGGCGTCGCTGAACCACGGCACCCGACCCCCGAACACGTGCACCTGACCGAGCCCGGCGAAGTGCGTCGAGAGTCCCCGGAGCGAGTAGCGGAGTTCTTCCGCGACCCGCCCCGGGGGATCCGGGGGGATGTCCCGGAAGAAGTACACCGCGTCCATGGGTCAGACGATCGGCGGCAGGCTGGCGAGCATCGCGTCGACCTCGGCCACACCCGCGGCGATCGCGGCCGGGGCGGGCTCAGGGGCCGGCGCCGGGGCGGGCTCGGGAGCGCTGCCCATGACGGCGCGCAGCGCGTCGCCGAGGTCGCCCGCGAACGGCACGCTCGCGCTCTGCCCGTCGAGGCTGACGACGAGCTGCCGCATGCCCACGACCTCGATGCGCTCGCGACCCTGCCGGGCGTCGCGCAGTCCGTCGACCTTTGCCTTGCGCCCGTACGCGCCGAACGGCACGAGGGCGACCTCGAACAGGTCGGCCTTGCGCATTTCGTACAGCGGCCGGCCGTCCGACTTGCGGGTGACCGAGTCGCCGCCGGGCACCCGGTAGAACCCGATCGACAGTTCGTCGAGCGACTTGTCGTCCATGAGCGCGAGCGCCTCGTCACCGGCCCGCACGCCCTCAGTGATCTTGCCCCGGACGTACAGCCCTTTCGTGTCGTTGCGCATCTCGCGCAGCGAGCCGATCAGGTCGCCGCCGAGGGGGATGTGTCCGTTCGCCGCCTTGATCCGGCGAGCCGCGGGGATCTGGTGATTGAACGCACCCGAGCGCCACACCTCGAACGCCCACCCGTCGACGTCGATCTCGACATCCCACGGCACGGCGATGCCCTCGAACTCACGCTTCGGACCGTCGGCCCGGAACTCCATGTCGACGAACGACGCGAGCCGGATCGCCCGGAACTGTGTCCGCTCGCGCTCGGCCAGCGCGGGCAGCGTTGCTGTGGTCATGCGGTTGCCCCTTCCGGGTCAGTGTCGGCGCCCGACTCGTCGCCGGGCGGTTGCGTGGCGGGTACGGCCGGGGCGGGGGTCGCGGTCGGCAGCACGTCGCCGCCGTCGATGGGCCCGAGGTTCTCTACCCCGCGCACCTCGTCGACCGTCTTCCATGGCTTATTTCCGAGCGCGAGCTGATGCGCCTTGTAGCGCGTCATCGTGTCGGACCGGAGCACGGCGTCGCGGTTGGCCCGAGCTGTCTGCCCGCGGGGCAGGCAGTCCCGGGAGAACATCGACTCGAACCGGAGGATCATGCCGGCAAGCGTGCTGAACTTGATCAGGTTGACAGCGTCCTGTTCGACGTTCGAGTACGTGCGTGCCGGGGTCTCGCCGCCGAGCCACCCGACGGGTAGCCCGAACATGAGTTCGAGCTGAGTCAGAGAGAACTTGCGCGCCTCGACGAGCTGCATTTCTTCGGGATTCCACGACAGCGGCTCAAAGTCGATGTTCGGCCCGAGGGCGGCGACGGTCCGGTCCGCCTGCGAGGTGAGCCACGCCGCCTTAGCAAGCGCGAGGTCGGCCGGGTCAGCCTCGGGGTTCGTCGACTTGAGTAGGCCCGTCGGCACGCCGTGCAGACTGATCGCTGCCGCCTGCCGTTCGAGGTCGCGCGCCAGCGTCAGCGCGCCGAGCTGCGTTTCGAGCACGCCGAGCCCGCGCAGCGCGCCCGGCGCGCATGGACCCTTCACGTGGAAGATATCCGCCTGATCGAATACGAGCCCGCCGATCGCGTATTCCTTGCGCGACATCAGCACGCCGTACGGGTTCTGAAACTCGACCTCGCGCACGCCGACCTGACTCACCGGGACCGGCAGGATCGCGATAGGTAGCCCGTTGGTCGGGTTGCGGCCGGTATAGATCCCGACCGAGTTGCCGTCAAACAGGTAGTCCATGCCCCACGAGGCGAACACGACGGCCGGGTCCTCGTACGACGCGGCCGGCGCGTCGAGGATGAGCGCGTTACGAGCCGTCGCGACCTCGGCGCCGCCCCCCGAGGGGTCCCGCCTGAACGAGTGAAACGGCATCTGTGCGAACAGGTCAGAGAGTAGGACCGACGCCCGCCATGCGCCCGGGATCGAGAGGAACCCCTGATACGTCCCGGCCTGCCACGGGGTGAACCCGTACCGGGTGCGGAAGTCGAGGAGAATTTCTTCGATCGTCGCGCCCGCGGTCCGCATGTGAGCGTGAGTCCGTGGCGAGGGCGAGGGCGCGCTCGGTACCGTGACGGCCGGCGCCGCGGGTCGTGCGATCAGGGTTCCGAGCCCCATCAGGTACCGTCCGTTTCGGGCGTCGAGGTGGACACTGCCGGGTCAGCGCGCTTACTGGCGACGAACACCTCGGCCCACACCCCTACGGCGAGAACGCAGAGCCCGACGATCAGGCAGAACCAGCCGGGGGGTACGAGCTGATAGAGCCCGACGCACGCGAGGACGAACCCGAACCCTTGCGCCACGTCGAGCGGTGACGGTTTGCGCCTGATCATACGACCCACACCCCGGAATTCTTAGACTTGGCTGGCATGGCATCCGCCAGCGCCACAGCGCCGGCCGCGGCGTACGCCGCGTCACAGTGCCCGGCGCCCTTGCGGACAAAGCGGAATCCGTCGCTCACCTCGAACTTACGGGCGTCGAGAATGTGCGACGTCAACAGGGGATCATTGTTGTGCACGATCGTCGCGGTAGCGATCTTGGCGACGAGCGCCTGACACGCCTCGGTCACGGACCCCCCGGCGATCTCTTTTGCGTTGCGCTGCGACCGTAACAGCGCGGCGTACTGCGAGGCGCCCGGCGAGCCGGGGAACCAGCCGAACACCCGGGGCTTGACCTTGTCGAGGTGCTCGCGCAGCTCGATCGCGATCCGCTTCGGATCATTCCACGAGGCGACCACGTCGAGCCCGATCCGCCCATCCTCGAACCGGGCCGCGGCGATCAGACTCGCGTGCGCCCCGTCCGGCGACACCTCGAACACCGCGGCGACCCGGTCGCGCACGCTCGACAGCGTCAGTCCGGCGTCGGCGCAGTACTTCCACCGGTCGACCGACACGAGCACGTCAAGCGCCGCTACACGCTGACAGAGATCCTCGGTCCGGTACACCTCGGGCGAGTCGGTCGCCCGAAAGGCGGCGAGCGCGCGCTCGGTCATCGTGCCGTACCCGAGGGCGGGGTTCGCGTGCATGTTGCCGTCCGGATCGTCGAGGGGGCACCCGTCCTCGGCCGACCATTCGAGCACGCCGATCGAGTCCTCGACGTTGGCTAAGGCAGCCTCCCGGATCGTGTTCAGTACCTCAGAGTCGTCCGTGCCGGCGTTGCTGATCGGCAGCACGAGCGCGGTCGGGACGGCGCTCGTCGTCTTGCTCAGCGCCGCCCACGCGAGCTGCGTACAGTGCCGGAACTCGTCCATGATCAGCAAGTCAACCGTGAGCCCGCGGCCGGCCGACTTCGTCGCCGCGCTGACGCGGTACTCCCGGTCATCGAGCACGGCGTTTGAGCAGTGCTTGCACTCGCACTGATTGCGGGCGCGCAGCGTCGCCGGACACGTCGGGTGCAAGACGATCGCCTCGTACCCCGCCCCGTCGCGCCGGCCCGGCCGGGTGCGGGGGTTGACCACGAACTCACCCGCGAGGGTCTTCACGCCGGCCGCGAGGTCGTACGCCCCGTCCCACGATTCGCGAGCGATCCTCAGGTCTTGCGCGCACCCGAGCACCAAACGCACCTGACGAACATATAGGAAATATAGGGCAACTATCTTCAAAAGGAATGTCTTACCGTTTTGTCGCGCAATTAACGTAAGCAATATTCGGTAACGAAACGTGCCATCCTCGCGCAATTCGAGCGCGTGGATCAGCCACCATTTCTGCCACGGCAACAGGCGCACCCGTAGCACGTTCTCGGCGAACCGGATCGCCTCGAACCCGAGCGTCGTGTCTTCCGTGAGGGGACGTAGCGGCCGGGTGAACAGCCGTGGCGCTGTGTACCCGATCCACAGTCCCGACGCCGTGAGCCCCCCGGCCGGCAGCCCGTGGAGATCGTCGAGGAGTGCCGCGGTCACGAGGCGCCGCGCTTGCGCTGCCGCATGGCGGCGACCTCGTCGGCGACCGGGTCGCCCGTCGAGGTCGGCTCGATCAGGCTCGGGGTCACCGGTACGCCGGCCGCGGGTAGGGGCGCCTCGATCCCCTTGCCGGCGCCGAGGGCGACGAGCACGGTTGCGAGCTTGGGGCCCATCTCTTTTAGGGCGTTCTGCGACGCGCCAGCGTCGGCGATCGCGAGGGCGTACAGCCGGGCCAGCGTCACGAGCCCGGCAGCTTTCGGCGCCGGCTGTAGCTCGGCGATGGTGCGCTCGACCGCGACCACGAGGGGCACGCTAGCAAGCGCGTCGACCGGCTCGGCGTCCATGATCATCACTCCTCGCTGCGCAGCCCGGATCTTGCCCGGCCGTTTCGAGACGGCGCCGGCTCGTATATAGATCCCG